GGGAAATGTCCGGATCCGCGGGAACTGCGTCCGGCTTGAGGCGCTTGCCCCAGCGGGCGTAGATCTCGTCCGGATCCAGTGCGTGCTGGCAGAACGCGTATTTCGCGTCCTCGTACGTGCGTGCCGATGGGTCGAGGAGCACGTCAAACGGAGACATGACCTCGACCTTGATGTCGCCCAGGTAGAGCGTCTGCTCCACCGGGCGCATGCCGTGCTGCTGGAGCATGTCCACGAACAGCCCGCGCAGGTCCTCGTCGAGGATCGGCTGGCCGTTCGGGTCCAGCGTGAACTTCATGGACTTGCCCGCGTGCTTGTCCCAGGTGACCTTCCAGAACCCGTTGCCTGCGATAATACTCCACAGGAGAGCCTCCTGAAGCTTCTCGCTGAGGCCGAGGTCCTGCCACCAGTGCTCGTACAGCAGCTCTGCCATCTGTGCAGCACGCACGTCGGCAACGCTGCCCGAGCCAGGGGTGGCTGAGATTACGGGCTTTGTCTTGGTGAGCTTGGCGAGTAGGGACAGTGCGCCGGGGCGAATCTGGTTCGCCGTCAGGCGCACGCGGAAACGGGGCTTCTCTCCGTCCTCCGTGGGCAGGTAGTCGAGCTGGCCCGACCGCCTGTTGTAGTTCACGTACTGGTTTCCCTTGTAGAACGCGAGGTTCAGCTTCCACTCACGCTCCAGGTCCTGGCGAGCGCGGCGCAGGGTGTCGACCTTGCGGACAAGGTCCCCCTCGGTGTTCAGCTCAGAAATGGACTGGCCACCAAAGACACCTTGTCGTCCCGCCTGGGACGTATCGAATCGCGCCACGTTCACCCCCTTCCTAACCGATGGTCAGGTCAATGTCGGTATTGAGGGCACCTGCGCGTCGGAGCATGTCTTTTGCTTCCTCGTCGTCGATCAGCCCTGATTCAAACATCTCGCGGATCTCCTCCTCGTCCTCGCTGGGCGAATCGAACGTGCCCATCGCGGCGACGGGAGTGAGAGGCGCGCCATCCGGCGCGAGGCCCAACGCGTTGTTGAGCAACGTGCGCAGATGCGCGACCTCTCCCTCCAGATGCTTGATGTGTGCCCTGTACGCCTTCCGCTCAGAAGCGAAGGCGTCGGCCATTAGGCGTGGGTTGCCCCCGGCCCAGCGACCCGAGACTCGTCAGGCTCCAGGTCCTCGGACGGCTCGTCGGGAGCGTGCTCCTCGCCAATGCTGTCCTCGTCGACCTCGCCCTCTTCGTCGGCATCCGCGTCAGCGGAGTCGTTGTGCAGGTCGCGGTGGAAGTGCTTCACGGACACGGGGTCCTCTGCCTTGGGCGGATGTGCGGGGATGTCCCCGATCTTCTCGGCCACGTCGGCCGGGACCTCGTAGAGATCGTTCCCGCCCTGCGGGTTGATCGGCTTCAGCTCGCGGCCCACGAGGGCCTCCGCATCACGCTTGGACGTGTGCGAGAGCTGCACCTTTACGGTATCTGCCATTTTGGTATGTACCTCCTCTCTACGCGGTCAGGGTCGGGATGCTGTCCCCAACCTGCTTCAGCTGTTCGACGTGGCCCGCGATGTCGGCACGAAGCGTAGCGAGCTGCTCGTTGGCAACCGCCACCTGGGCCTTGGCCGCCTTTGCGTCCTCGCCCTTCTCGTAGCCATAGCACTCGGCCAGTTCCTTCACGCACTGATCGCAGACGTAGATCCGACCCGTGCGCGGCGAAGCGAACGGCGTCTCGTTGTCCTGGCCGGTGTCCACCATGGACCCGCCCACTCCCTTGTTCTGCGACCGCGTGCAGATGATGCACGTACCAGGCGCGCGGAAGTTCTCTTCCACGACCTCAGGTGAAATCAGTGGCATCTACCACTCGCCTCCCATCTCGTCGTCATATGACCCGCCCTCTCGGTTCCAGACTCGCTGGAGGTCGCGCCGAGCCAGTTCGTCAGAGTCCCGTGCGGGCATCTGACCCTGGTCGGTCTTGAACATCGAGTCCATGGGCATCTCCGGTAGGAGCGCCCCTGCCGTCCGGAGAGCGATCTCGACGGCGTCCAGTGTGTCGTCCTTGGGGTTTTTCTCGGACGAGTCGTAGTTGAGCCACTCGTCCACGAAGTCACGGTGATCCTTGTGGATCTTGATCCGGCCGATTTTGAAGTACGGGGCCATCGACAGGATGCGTTCGTGCTTCTTCCCCTTCGAGAGGATCGGCACGATGGGCGGGAAGTTCGCCATGCGCATGGCCTGCTGTGCGAGCGCGGCCTGGTAGGCGTTCGACTCGATGCCGATCAGCATCGGCCGGTACTTGATGTGCCACTCCCTGATCTTGTCTACCTGCTCCGGGAAGGGGATGCGGTCGGCGTACAGGTCCAGCAGGAACGCCTGCGAATTGTCCTGCGTGATCCCGATCAGGGCCATGGCGAAGCGGTCGGCCGTGTCGCGCACGCTGATCGCCGGGTCGATCCCGACGTACAGCTTCAGGTCGAGCCGCTTCGAGTCCTTGATCCGAGGCAGCTCGTCCGTGCTGAAGTATTGCAGCCACTCCCCGTTCAACTCCACGCCCGCCATGGAGTCGAATCGAGCCATGAACTCCTGCTTGAACAGCTGCGGGTGGAACCGGCGCTGGGCGCGCCGCCATTCCTTCTCGGGGAAGTACGGGTTGTCGATGCTGGTGTACTCGATGGTCACCTGCTGCGGGTCCTTCAGGCCCTCGCCTGTAAAGAACTCCTCGTAGTACCAGTTCTTGCCCTTCGGCGTCGTGGTACAGATAACCGCGCCTTCCTTGTCGGTCAGGCCCGGATAGGTGACGTTGTACGCGTCAGCGTTCGGCATCATCGCGGCCTCGTCCATCCAGAGGAGGTTGAGACCCTGGCCGCGGAGAGACTCCGGGTCGACGGCCGTCTTGAACTGCATGAAGCCGCCGTTGGAGAACTCGATGTGCTTCTCTCCCCGGTTCAGCTTGTAGTCCTTGTTCGACATCAGCCCAGCTTTGCGCATGCACACTTGGAACTCGCGCCACGCGGCGAAGCCGATGGAGTAGTCCTTGCTCAGCTCCCAGATCCAGAGTGGGTCCGACTTATTGGCGTCGAAGAAATCGAGCCAGTAGTCCTCCGGGTGGAGCATGTAGTAGAGGGTGTCCTCGGCAGCGCTGAGCGTCTTGCCACCGCGACGACCGGCCACCAGGTGGCGGAAGCGTGCGATGTGGCCGTCTGGATCACGTGCGCCATGGAAGAGTAGCTGGTACGTGTGCGGGTGGTAGCCGTGGTCGTGGAACCACAGCAGCTTCTTCGCATCGCGCTGGGCGATCAGGCCTAGCTCAGCTGCGCTCGGGAGCGCCTCCCATGACTTGTGATTCATTAGCCTCCGATGTCAGCGAAGACGGTGCAACGAACGACCTTACCGGTGAGGTTCGCCCCGCCGGACTGTTCGGCCCCGGCCTTCGTGTAGAAGACCAGCTTGCTCGTTGCGTAGTCCCACCTCACGTCGACGTCGCCGGGAGTCTGAGCCACGACGGCAACGATAACCGCGTTGGCCGGGATCTCCGGGAACGTCACGGAGTACCCACCGCTCGGATAGGAGCCGTCGGCCGTCACATCGTACGCGCCAACGACCAGGTGGTCGGCTGCGCCACCACCCGCGCCTTTCGCGCGTTTCACTGTTGCGGCCATGTGGCCTCCCTAAGTCAGCGTGATATTCAGTTGATTAGCGAGGAACCGTGCGTTCTCCTCGCGCTGGCCCTTGACCCACGCCATGAGCGCATCGCAGTGGTCCTCCGGAATCCCGGAGTAGACGCTCGCGCCGCCTGCGTAGTCGACCGTCGGAGCCTTGGGTAGCGAAGGGACGCGCGGGTCCGGTAGGACCGCCAGTTCGTCACGTGCGCCGATGCCGTCGCCGCGTGCCTTCTGTTGAGGTCCCCCCACTTCGATGCCAGGAGGGACGATTCCGTTGGCAAAATGCCGCATTACCCCTCGATTCGGTCGACGAAGCCCAGGTCTAGAGCCTCCTCGGCGGTCATGTACCAGTCCTTCTTCTTCCACCGCTCTGCGATGTCGTTGGCCGACATGGTCGACCGGGATGCGAGGATATTCAGCGCCCGCTCCTGGAACCGCTTGGTGACCGCGGTGATTTCCTCCAGCTCGGACACCTTACCCTCGCCGCCCCCGCTGACCTCGTGGATCATCATGAACGCGTTGCGCGTCATGACCCGCTCGTCACCGGCTTGCATCAGGATCGCGCCCATCGAGGCCGCGATGCCCATGCACTTGGTGGTGATGGTGTGTCCCTTGGTGCTGAGGTCGCGCAGGAAGTCGTAGAGCGTGAACCCGTCCGTGACGTAGCCGCCCGGCGAGTTGAAGGTGACCGTGATCGGGAGTTCCGGCCGCATCCGCGACCAGATCCCCATTTCCTTCATGGCGATCAGCGTGGTCTGCTCGACGACCGGGTTGTAGAACATGTACTCGTTGAAGTTATCCGACAGCGCCCGTTCGTGGTTCAGCTCACGCTCGATGGCCTCGTTCTTCAGTGCGTAGTTCCGTGCCTCCAGCTGATGCGCTTCGGCTTCAGCGAGGAACTTCTGGATCTCAGCCTGATCGCGGGTCATGGTGGCGCGAGGCGTGACAACCGCCGTGCCGGGCGCGGATTCCACTAGAGCGCCCGTGCGAGGATGAGGACCAGGAGGACGATCACGATGATTACAATTAGCGTGTACAGCATGTGTGCCTCCCTTCGGTTAGTAGTATCCCGTACGGCTGGTCCACCAGCGGTGGATCTGCACAGCGGCAATGCCGCCTAGTGCGGGATTTATGTCGTCAGACAGTGCTACAGCTTCGGTTAGGGTCAGGCCGATGCCCTTGGCGAGTGAATCGACAACGGCAACCACGTCGCTCAGACCCAGACCCATGTCGAACACCAGTGCGTCCGCAACGGCGACCGTGTCGTTGATCGTGACACCCTTCCCTGTCTCGGGGAGCAGGCTGTCAGCCAGTGACAACGTGTCAGCCAGCGTCAGTCCGAGGCCCAGCGAGATGGCGTCAGCGAGAGCGACCGTCTCGGCCAGGCCTAGACCCGGCCCGAGTGAGATCGCGTCGGCCAACGTCACCGTGTCGGAAAGCCCGAGTCCGGGGCCGAGAGAGATCGAGTCAGCGAGCGCCACTGTATCGGCCAGCCCCAGTCCGGGACTCAGCGAGATTGCGTCAGCCAGTGTCAGCGTGTCCGCAATTACCTTGCCCACGTCCATCGAAAGGGCGTCAGCCAGGGTCAGCGTGTCGTTCAGGTTCTTCGTCAGGTTCGATCCCGACGCGGCCTTAAAGGCGATGGCCAGCAGGCCACAGATGCGGCTGGTGGCCCAGTTGGCCGTGAACGTCGACGCGATGGTGCTCGTCGTGATGAACCGGCCGCCGAAACAGCGGGCCGTCGTCGTGCCAATATTGGTGGCGACGTTCGTACCCGTCCAGGCACCGATTGTGCCCGACGCTGACGAGCCGCCTGCGCCGATGCAGACTACACTGCCCGCGGTCGTCGTGGTGACGGTAGGCGTCGTGCCCGTCGCGGCGTTGATGTTGTCCGTGTGGACGGCGGTGGCAAAGTCCAGCTGGACCGGATTGGCCGCTCCAGAGAACTCCCACGCACAGACACCGTGGCCAGTGGCCGAAGTGCCCGGCGTCCAGGTGACCGCCGTCTCCCCTCCCGCAGCAATACCATACGCCACCCACACCGAGGCAACCCCGCC